CGCAAGATATTGGTAGGGGGCGCGGGGCAAGCTCATAATCCTCCACTCTCCATGGGAGCGCCCTGCCGGCCAAGCGGGGCGCTCTCATGGGGCTGGCAAACGCAGCGGGAAGAGTTGGAGATCGGCCAGGGCCAACAGGCCTTGGCTCGGGGGTTCGAAACCCTCTCCCGCACCAATGCCCCACTTTTTCCTTCCTTATTATGGGAGCGCCTTGTCATGATCCGCAAGGCGCTTCCGCCTTCCCGGCGAGGGCTGAGAACAATGACGACACGCGAAAAGCAAGCGCTTGACAGTGTGCGCTGCGGCAGCATGACGCAGCGTTCGTTCTATATGACCTACGCATGGGAAGGCAAAGCTAAGCAGATACTCAAGCGCGACCGCTTCGAGTGCCAGGAGTGCAGGCGGCGCGGCAGGTACAGCAGGGCGCAATGCGTCCACCACAAGCAGGAGCTCAAAGCGCGGCCCGAGCTGGCGTTCGAGGACGGCAACCTGGAGTCGCTGTGCAAGAGATGCCACAACTTGGCGCACGGCAAGCATTTGTCAAAGGCGAAAGGCGCGCAGCGGTTCACCACCCCGGAGCGCTGGTGATTCATGACCCCCCGGCCAAAAACTTCGTGCTTGGGCGGGGAAACGTGCGTCGTGAAGGGGTTCTGGACAATCCAGAGAGATTGGCATAGGTGCGAAATGGAGCAGCGAAGGAGGCGGCCGAAATCCGGCGCCAGGATGCCCCCCGAAATAAAGGACTACGTGGACATCGTCGTGCGGAAAAAGCACCCAGCCTGCAAAGAACAGCGGATGCTTGTCACGATGGTGAAGCGCGTCTTCCGGGAAGAGGACATCTACGTCGACGTCAACCAGCTCGCGAAATACATGGAGTTCCAGAAGTTCTTCCCGTTCCAGCTGTTCGAGTGGGAAAAATTCTGCTTCGCGCTCCACTGCTGCACATACAAGTCGGACAGCGGCGAGCCGCGCTTCCCGGACCTGCTCCTGCTCATAGGCCGCGGCGCCGGGAAGAACGGGTACCTGTCGTTCGAGGATTTCTGCCTTCTCACCGCCGTCAACAACATAAAGGGCTACAACATAGACGTGTGCGCCACCAGCGAGGACCAGGCGAAGACGTCTTTCGACGAGATCCGCGAGGACGTGCTCGAGCCGAACGAGGATTACTTCAAGGATTATTTCAGGTGGACGAAATTAGAGATCGAGAACCTGACGACAAACTCGAAGATGCATTTCCGCACCAGCCGGGCGGAGTCGAAGGACGGGCTGAGGACCGGAAAAGTCGATTTCGACGAGTACCACCAGTACACGGACTACAAAAACATTACGACATTCATTACCGGCCTGGGGAAGCGACCCCACCCGCGGGTGAGCTACGCGACTACGGACGGGTTTGTGCGCGACGGGCCGCTCGACGCAATGAAAGCGAAGGCGATGGCGATCCTCAAGGGCGAACGGCCAGACAACGGGCTTCTCCCCTTCATTTGCCGGCTCGACAGCGAGAAGGAAGTCGAGAACCCGCTGCTGTGGGTAAAGGCAAACCCCTCGCTCCCATACCGCGCCCCCCTGCGGACGCAGATGCTCAAAGAATGGGGGGACTGCCAGGAAGACCCGCAGCTGTTTTCCGCGTTCATGACAAAGCGAATGAACGTCCCGGTCGGAAACAAGGACCTCGAGGTCACGGCTTGGGAGAACGTGCTCGCGACGAACCTCCCCCTGCCCGACTTGAAGGGGGGGACGGCGGTCGCGGCGGTCGACTATGCAAAGACCAACGACTTTGTGGCCGTGGGGCTGCTTTTCAAGATCGGCGAGGTGCGCTACTGGCTAACGCACACGTTCGTCTGCCGGCAGTCGGCGGACCTTAAGAGGATAAAGGCGCCGCTCGACGAATGGGGGCGGATGGGCCTGCTGACGTTTATCGACGAGGTCGAGATCAACCCGGCCGTCGTAACCAGCTGGATCGCCGAAAAAGCGCTGGACTACAACATCACCGACCTTGCCATCGACCAGTTCCGCTACGCGCTGCTCTCGTACTCTCTCGAAAAAATCGGCTTTTACGCAAAGCAGCCGAAAAAGAACATAAAGCTGGTCCGGCCGTCGGACCAGCAGCTTATCGAGCCGGTCATCAACAGCATGTTCCTGAACCGCCAAATCATTTGGGGCGACAACCCGCTCATGCGGTGGTACACAGGAAACACGAAAAAGGTGACGTCCGCGCACAGTAACTTCAGCTATGAAAAGATCGAGCCAAAATCGCGCAAGACTGACGGGTTCATGGCGCTGGTCGGCGCGATGACGCTCGAAGCCGGGCTTGTCAGCAAGCCTGAGCCGGCACCGATGATAGGGGCGTTCGTTTTTTAGGGGTGGCATATGACAGTTTTGGATTTCTTCAAAAACCTTTTCGGAAAGAAAGACAGGTTCTTCCTCGACGAAAGCAAAGCCGTGGCAGATTTCGCGGGCCGCGCCGGCCAGGAGACGGCGGTGCGCGAGCTGGCGCTGAACGTAGCCGCCGGGATGATCGCGAACACAGTGTCGAAATGCGAGTTCATGACATTCAAGGGCGGGGCCGAGCGCAAGGGCGACGAATACTACCTGTGGAACGTGCGGCCGAACGCCAACGAGAGCGCGGCGGTGTTCATCCAGAAATGGGTGTACAAGCTGTGCCTCGACGGCGAGGCCCTGGTCGTATTCGACAAGCCGATTGGCGAAAACGCGGTCCAGGCATTTGTAGCCGACAGCTTCTCCGTCAAAAAAGAGTTCGCCCTGTTCCCGAACATATACACGGGCGTTTACGCGAACAACTTCAGCTTCAGTCGCGATTTCAGCGCAGACGAATCACTGTATTGCCGCCTCGACAACGAGGACGTCAAACGCCTCTTGGACATGTACTACAACAGCTACAAAAAGCTGATCGCGTCCACCATGAAGGCGTTCACCAAGTCCCGCGGGGAGCGCGGCGTGCTCACGACGCAGAGGTCGCCCGGCGACCCCAACTATGAAGCGACAGTCAGGGACATGCAGGAAAAATACTTCAAGCCATATTTCGAGGCGGACAACGGCGTGCTCCCGCTGTTCGACGGCCAGAAGTACGAGCGGATAAACGGGAACGGGCAGCGCGAGCTGGCCGACGCCGGGGACATCCGGAAGCTGGTCAACGACGTCTTCGACATGACGGCCCTGGCGTTCCACATACCCCCCGCTTTCATGCGCGGCGAGATGGCCGAATCGGGCGACTTGATGACGAACTACCTGACATTCTGCATCGACCCCATTTGCGACATGCTGTCAAAGGAGATGACCGCAAAACGGCTCAGCAAAAAAGACTACCTCTCCGGGAACTATATTAAGATCGACACGTCGAGCGTCAAGCATGCCGACCTGCTCGACGCGGCGACAGCGGTCGACAAGATAATATCATCCGGAGTCCTGTCGATCAACGAACTGCGCAAAGCGCTGGGCAAGCCCAGGATAAACGAGGAATGGGCGGACCGGCACTACATAACGAAAAACTACTCGCGCATAGACGACGCGCTTGACGCGGCTGGCGAAGGGAGGTGAGAAAATTGGAGAAAACATACTTCTCGATCGTCATGGCCTCCGAAAGCGAGGCGGACATCTACATCTTCGGTGACATAACGTCATGGCCGTGGATCCAGAGCGACGTATCGGCCTGGAAGCTCGCGAACCAGGTGAAGGACCTTGACGTCGAACGCATAAACGTCCACATCAGCAGCTACGGCGGCGAGGTCGCCGAGGGCCTCGCGATATACAACACCCTCAAGAACCACAAAGCGAAGATCAAGACGATCTGCGAAGGCTTCGCTTGCAGCGCCGCGTCAGTCGTGTTCATGGCCGGGGCGGACCGGGTAATGAACGCGGCGTCGCTGCTCATGATCCACAACGCATGGACTGTATCGTGGGGCGACGCGAACGACCTGCGGAAAGAAGCCGACGACCTTGAAAAGATATCGGACACTGCGGCCAACGCGTACCGGGAAGGCGGGGTGGCGCTATCGGACGAAGACCTGAAAGCGCTGCTCGACGCCGAAACTTGGATCACGCCCGCGGAGGCCCTGGAATGGGGGTTCGCGACGACGATCCACAAAGCGCCGGCAACGGAGAAGGCGGCCGCGAGCGCAAGGGCCGCGGCGTACAATATGATGGTCGCGGGCCGCGCCGCGAGCGGCAAGCCCCCCGAAAAGCCCAAAGAAAACGCCGAAGGGCCGCCCGGGCCGGAACCGAAGCCGGGGCCGGAAAACGAAGGCGAAGCCACCGCAGGGGCGGCGGCCGGCAGGCAGGCCGCCCTCATACGCGCAATGACAAAATTTTTAGGAAAAGGAGCATAGAACATGAAAATGAAAAGTTTGGACGTCATGGCCGACGAAAAAAAGGATTTGGCCACTGCGCTCAGCGACGCGCTCAATGGCAACGACGAAAAAGCGATGGAAGACGCGCTGTTCGCTTTCGCGGAGTACATCCAGGAGGGCGTGCTTGCAGAGGCCCGCGGCGAGCGCATGGCGGAAGACACGTCCATCCTCGCGGGGCGCGGCGTAAACCCGCTCACAAGCGAGGAAACGACGTACTACAACAAAATCATCAAAGCGATGAAGTCCGGCAACGCGAAAATGGAGCTCGCGAACCTCGACATCGTGCTCCCGGAGACGGTCATCGAGCGCGTGTTCGAGGACCTGACGGTCGCCCACCCGCTGCTTGACGCGATCGGCATGACGAACACGACGGTCGTGACAAGGTGGATATTCAACGCGCACGAGACCCAGCTCGCCATGTGGGGAGAGCTCTGCGACGACATCATCAAGCAGATCAACTCCGGGTTCCGCAGGATCGACATGACGATGTTCAAGCTGTCGGCGTTCATTCCGGTTTGCAACGCCATGCTCGACCTCGGCCCGCAGTGGCTCGACCGGTACGTGCGCGTCATCCTCGCCGAGGCTGTGGCGCTCGCGGTCGAGGAGGCGATCATAAACGGTACGGGCGACAAGATGCCCATCGGCATGAACCGCTCGGTGGCGGACGACGTCACGGTCACCGGCGGCGTGTACCCGCTGCGCGAGCTCGTCGCCCTGAAGAGCTTCGAGCCGGTGCACTACGGCGCGTTCGTCGCGGACCACCTGGCGAAGACGGACAAGGGCAACCCGCGCACCGTCGGCGAGATCCTGCTCGTTTGCAGCCCGGACGACTACCTGCGGAAGATCATGCCCGCGACGACCGTCAGGACGCCGCAGGGAGCGTATGTCAACAACGTCTTCCCCCTGCCGACGCGCGTAGTCCAGTCGACCCGAATGCCGGTCGGCAGGGCCGTCATAGGGCTCGCGAGGAGGTACTTCATGGGCATCGGCGGCGGAACCGACGGCGGCCGGCTCGAGCACAGCGACGAGTACCGCTTCCTCGAGGACGAGCGCGTATACCGCATCAAGCTCTACGGCAACGGGAGGCCCATGGACGACTGCAGCTTCGAGTGGGTCGACATCTCTGAGCTTGAGGCGCTGGTGCAGCAGGTGTACGTCACGAACATGCCCGCCGGGCTGCCGGAGGGCTAAACGCCCAAAACACGAGTATTGGCACCAAACGAGAGGTTAAATGCTATGAGCGACGCGACCGTTGCCGCCGGGCTGCTGCCTGACGTAAAAAACTATCTCAACGTCACCTGGGACGACCCGGACGGCGACAGAAAGCTGACCGGCATCATATCGAGGGGCATGGCCTACATGCAGCGGCGGACTTCGAGGCCGCTGGGGTTCGAGGAAGGCACGCTTGAGCGCGCCCTGCTTTTGAATTACTGCATGTATGACATCGCAAACGCGCTCGACCAGTTCGGCAAGAACTACAAGGAGGACCTCATTACATTCAACGTCGACGAAGCGGTAAATGCCGCTGTGGACGCAGCGGGCGCGCAAGAGGGGGCCGGGTGACATGGTGGACAAAAAGGGTGTGCCCGCACAGACGTACAACGACGGGGTTTTGGCAATCCACGCGGTCAACAGGCACGGCGACGGCAGCGAGACGCTGGCGGTGAAGCACCCCCTGCTCCGCTACGACGAGCGCACCGTCGGCATGAACCGGTACTACCGCGCGAAGCAGGAAAACGTCGAGGTCTCGAAAGTGCTGAGGGCGCCCAGGCATGATGACATATCGCCCCAGGACGTGGCTGTGCTCCAAGACGGCAGGCAATACCATATAAGGCAGGTGCAGTACCCGAAGGGCGTAATGCCGCCGAGCTGCGACCTCAGCCTGGAAAGGGTGGCGCACCATTATGACATTGAGTGATTTTGAGGCGCTGCTTAAGGCCGCCACGCCGAGCGTGCACCACTTCGAGGCGGAAAAGGCTCAGCCGCCGTACATCGTCTACAGCGAATACCGAAAAAGGTATGACTACGCTGACAACAGGCCGCAGCGCGGTATCTACCGCGTGCAGGTGGAATATTACACCAGGAACAGGAGCGACCCGGCGGGCGGGCGCATCGAATCCCTGCTCACGGAAAACGGGATCCCGTTCACATACATGATGATGTACGACAGGGAATTGAGGCTGGTGCACCATCTGTACGACTGCGAGGTGTGCTTCGATGGCCCGGTTTGAGGTCGGCGTGTCGCAGATCGACGACAAAGTGATCGCGAGGATAAAGGCCGCGCACGACGTCGGCGGGAACGCCAAGTTCGACGCGGTCCTCGAGTCGGCCGGCGAGCGGCTCGCCGAATACTTCCGGGGCGCCCTCTCGCAAATGGGGATAAGGAAAACGGGGCAGCTCATCGAAAGCGTCAAGCCGACGAAAGCAAAGGCCGGCAAGAACGGCGCCAAATATGTGGACGTCTACCCGCAGGGCATCCGGGCGAAGGAAAGCGGGAGGAAAAAACCGGTGAGTAACGCGATGGTAGGGTACGCGCACGAATATGGCGTCATGCGCGTGCCGCCGAAAAAATCGACGCCCGCGAGGCACTGGATGAGCAACACGGTCGACGACGTGGGCGAAGAGATACAGGATGCGGTCACTCAAGGATTGAACGAAATCTTCAACAATGAATTAGGAGGCTGAAATGTATAATGCTGCAATAAAACTAAAAAGCAAAACGCTGCCGAAGATCGGCGTCGACGAGTTCTGGTTCGCGAAGCTGCTGAAAGACGAGGTTGGCGAAGACCCCGAGTACGACCCGAGCGTCAAGGTCCCGGGCACCGTGCAGGTGGGGTTCAACCCGAACTCCCAGACCGGGACATTCTACGCGGACAACATCGCGTACGCGGTGGCCGCGCAGCTTGGCGACCTCGCGCTGACCGTGGGGCTCGCAGACATCCCGCCCGAGCTCAGCGCGATATGGTTCGGGCACGAGTACGAAAACGGGCTGCTGGAAGAGGGCCAGATCGACCCGATAGACATGGCCGTGGCGTACCGCGTCAAGAAGTCCAACAACGCGCACCGGTACGTGTGGCTGTACAAGACGAAAGCCGCGCCACCCGCCGAGTCCGTCGACACGAAAACCAACACGATCAACTTCCAGAGCGGCAGCGCGGTGATCAGCGCCGCGGTGCTGGTGTCGAAAAACAAATTCCGGCGCATACTCGACGACGACGACCCGAACCTCTCGGAGGGCGTGACGCCCGCGCTCATATTCGAGAACTGGTTCAAAAGCCCGCTTTGGATGCCCGGGGCGGAGACGGCGCCGGACCCGGACCCGGAACTGCCGGAGGGTTGACATGAAAGTAAGAAACCTTATCTCGTACAGAGACCGGGAGACAAAGGAAACCCATCATAAGGGCGAAGTGCGCGAAGTGTCCGCTAAGCGCGGGAAAGAGCTCATCAAAAAAGGGTTCGCGGTGGAAGCCAGCGAGCCCGCGGAGGGATAGCAATCGCGGGATAGCATGAGAGGGGTAGCCTTTTCCGCTACCCCCGGTTTTTTGCTTTATATGAAAAGACTCACCCTGACATACAAAGGGCATGAAATAGTGTCCAGCATTTTCAATTTCAAGGCTTACCGCGTCATGTCGGCCGCGCTTGGCGAAGGGGTCTCAGGCGAATCGCTCGACGAGGCGGCAATGCAGGGGCTAACCGCGATGTTCGACGGCACGCCGATAACCGCAAGCGCGCTGAGGGGCGACTGGAGGTCATTCGAGGGCGGCAGCCTGGCGAAGGCGCTCGACAAAGCCCTGCAATGGTTCGGCGAGGTGAAGCCGCGCAGCGCCCAGGCCATGGTCGGGGACGCCCCGGCAGACCCGATACTGAGCCTTTACCGCAGCCTCCTTATGGGGCATGGGATACTGCCCGGCGCGGTCGACGAGCAGGACCCGCAACTACTGATCGACGTTTTGAACGCCGAAGAGTCCGGCGCCGTGAGCGCGGACGAGATACCGGACGAGATGAGGATCTATTATGGGCTATAGGTGTATCTATGTCTGACGTAACCAGGACGATAACCACCCGCCTCCGGCTGGAAGGCGAGGGCGAATATAATAACCAGCTGAAACAGATCAGCACGAACATGAGCGGGCTGAAATCCGAGATGGCGAAGCTCGCCGCAGAGTATGACGGTCAACTGAACAGCTATGAAGCTCTAACGAAAAAAGGCTCGATCCTGGGCAGGCAGCTCGACGAGCAGCGCGCGAAGCAGGGCGTGCTCTCCACAGCGCTCAAGGAGGCCGTGGCCGCTCGCGACGCATTCAATGCGGAGGTCGCAAAAACTGCGAAGCTGCTGGCCGACGAGGAGCGGGCCGGGGGCAAAAGCTCGGAGAAACACAAGGAGCTCTCCAAGCATCTCGGCGCTCAGGTAGAGGGCGCCGCGAGGGCGGCCAACACGATAGCCGACTATAAAAAGAAACTCAACTATGCCGAGGCCGACCTGATAAAGCTCAGCAGGGCGGTCGACGACAACAACAAATATTTGTCGGAAACGGGCGGCGCCGCCGGCGGCGCCGCGACGTCGATAGACGGCTACGGGAAAGCCGTGAAAGAAGCCGCGGACAAATCGGAGGAGCTTGGCGAAAAGGGCGCCTCGGGCGTCAACGCCCTCGCGGCAGCTTTGGCAGCAGCCGGGGTTGCTAAGTCCGTCAAGGAGATCGCAGACGCGCTGCGCGACTGCGTGGACGCCTCAATCGAGTTTGAATCCGCGATGACGGGCGTCTACAAGACGGTCGAAGGCACTGACGCCCAGCTGGCGAAGATAACCAGCGGAATCAAGGAGATGTCGGCAGTAATACCGCTTTCCGCGTCGGAGCTCGCGTCTATCGCGGAGGGCGCCGGGCAGCTCGGGATCAGGACGGACGACGTCCTGGCCTTTACGGAGGTCATGGCGAAGCTCGGCGCCGCGACGGACCTGACGTCCGAGCAGGCGGCGACCATGCTGGCGCAGTTAGCGAACGTCACGGGTCTCGACGCATCGCAGTACGAAAACTTGGCTTCCGCGATAGTCGACCTGGGCAACAACTCGGCGACGACCGAAAGCAAGATCGTCCAGATGGCCCAGGGCATGGCTGGCGCGGCGACTGTCGCGGGGTTCTCTGAGGCTGACATCGTGGCGCTGGCCGCGTCTGTATCCTCGCTGGGCATCGAGTCGCAGGCCGGCGCGTCGAGCATGTCCAAGCTCATAACGGAGCTGCAGCTCGCAGTCGAGACAGGCAAAGGGCTCAACGATTTCGCGTCGGTCGCCGGCGTGTCAGCCGAACGCTTCGCCCAAATGTGGGGGGCAAAGCCCGTCGAAGCGCTGGGCGCATTCGTCCAGGGACTCAACGACACTGAACGCAACGGGAAGTCCGCGCTCGCCATACTCGACGAGATGGGCCTGTCCGAAGTCAGGCTGTCCCGCGCGGTTACGCAACTCGCAAAATCAGGAGACCTTTTATCAAGTTCAGTTGCCCGTGCGAATAAAGCGTGGTTCGAAAACACGGCGCTCACTCGGGAGGCGGGCCAGCGGTTCGAGACGACGGAAAGCAAAATGCAACTGCTGGACAACTCGGTCAACATGCTGAGGGTGTCCATCGGCGACGCGCTGCTCCCGGCGCTCAACAAGCTGGCCGAAGCCGGCATCAACGTTGCGCAATGGGCGGCCGAGTTCATAGAAAAAAACGAATGGCTCGTTCCAACGGTCGTAGCGCTGGCCGCCGCGCTGGGGGTGGGCGCGGTTGCGCTGGGCGGGTACACCCTCGCAGTCAATGTCGCAATCCCGGCGATCACCGCGTTCAACGCGGCGCTCGCAGCCAACCCGATTGGCGCGGTAGTACTTGCGCTGGTGGCGGGCGCGGCGGCGATTGGGGCGTTTATAGCGCTGCTTAAGGACTCGGATAAGGAGCTTAACGATTTTCGCGGCTCGCTCCAGGCCATTGGCGACACGCAGAAGGCGGCCGAGGCCGAGACGCTCGCCGCCTCATCCGTCGCGGAGCGGTATGTGGAGCGCCTGCGCGAACTTGAGCGCCAGGGGCTCGAAACGGCGGAGGCCCAGCGCGAATACGAATCCATCGTCGCGCTGCTCAACAGGACGGTCCCGGGCCTCAACGCCGAGCTCGACGCGCAGACGGGGCTCATCAAGGGCGGCACGGAGGCGCTCTGGGAGACGGTGGCAGCGTGGAAGGAAGCGGCGCTGGCGCAAGCTATGTACAACGCCGGGTCCGCTTACATCCAGGCTGTCGCGGACGCCACGGTCGCGCTCAAAGAAGCGGAAATAGACCTGGTCGCGGCGGGCGACGAACTTGCAGCCGCGAAGAAGCGCCAGGCGGACGAGACTGAAAAATATAACCAGCTGATCAGGGACAGCGCCGAAATAACTAACGCGGACGTATACGCGCTCGAAGGGCACTCCTACGCGGTAGAAGTAGCGACAGGCAATGAAAGAAGGATGGCAAAAGCCCTCGAGGACGCCAAAACGGCGCTGTCGGAAGCGGAGGGCGCGGCGAGGAAATACGAGGGCGTATACAGGGACGTAATCGGCGTCAACGACGGCGCCGCAGGGTCGGCCGGCGACAGCGCACAGGCCTTTGCCAGGCAGGGGAAAGCAATAGACGAGCTGCTCCCCGCCGTGAAAGCATTGTCGTCGGAGCTTAAAACCCTCGAGTCGGCATTCGCCGAACAGGCGAAAGCCGGCGAGCTCTCGCTCGACACGATGCTCAAGGTCATAGACGCGGGGTACGCGGCGGCGCTCTCGGTAGACAAGGAGACCGGCGCCGTTTACCTCAACGAGGCGGCCTACCTGGCGCTGGCAAACGCGAAGCTGGCGGAGCAGAGGGCGACGCTGCAGACGGCTGTGCGGGAAGCCACGGCGCTCGCGACCCGGCTGGAGGGGGAGGCGGCGGCGCTTGCGGCGGACGGATACCGCGAGCTTGCCTATGCAAAGTACGCGGAAATGGCCGCTTCGAAGGCGGAAATGGCGGGGATAGAGGCGGCGCTCGCCGCGCTTGAAAACGCGGCCGCAAGAGTGCCGGCAGCCGCGGCCAGGGCCGGCGGCGGCGGGGGGGCGCAGAAAAAGGACAAAACGCAGGCGGAGCTGGACCTCGAAGCCTTCAGGGAGGCGCAAGCCGAGCTGAAGGAGCTGAGGGCAGACGACCTGCTTTCCGCAATGGAATATTATTCCAGGCTCAGCGAGCTTTCTGCGAAGTACCTGCAAGACCCGAAAAACTCGGCGGAGCAGCGCAGGGTGGCAAACGAGCTCAGGGGCATATACGGCGCAGCCATGTCGGACGCGCTCGAAGCCGTGAAGCTCGGCTACCTCTCGATGGAGGAAGCCGCCGAGGTGTTCGGGCTCAGCGTCGAGCAGATCGCAGACAGGCACTCTGCCGAAAAGCTGTACTCCGAGCAGATGCGCGGCGCGGTCGACGCGGTCAAGAGCGGAACGATGACGATTTTCGCCGCGATGAAGCAATACGAGGTCGGCTACGAGGACCTGGCCAAGGCGCTCGCGACGTATACGTCCGACATGAGGCGCTTATACGACGCGCAGCGCGATGTCCTCGACTACCACTATAAGATGGGCCTTGTCTCGGCTGAGGAATACTACCGGGAGCTCACGCGACTGAGGGACGAGTTCCTTGAGGAGAACTCGCAGGCGTGGAGGGCGGCGACGCTCGAAATGAACAGCCTCATGAGCGAAATGGGCAAGCAGGCGCTCAACGACGCGCAGAACGCCCAGAGGGAGCTTGAAAAGCTGCTGAAGGAGCGCATAGACGAGCGCAAGAAGCAGATAGACAAAGAGCTGGCGCTCGAAAAGGAGCGGCTGAACAAGATAATAGCCGGCATTAACGCCGAGATACAGGCCCGGCGCAACCTCCGCGCCGACGAGGGGTCCGAGGACGCGATACGGAAAGCGCAGGAGCGGGTCCGGGACGCGGAAAGGTCGCTCGCCGCGGCGGAAGCGCAGATGCAGTACGCCCGGGACGACGCGGCGCGCGCCGAGGCCGAGAAGCTCATGCTTCAGCGCCAAAAGGCGCTGAAAGAAGCGCAGGACGCTCTCGAGCGGTCCCAGCAGGACTATAAGGACCAGCTATGGTACAGGGAGAAGCAGCAGGAGATCGACAACGTAAAGGCCGAGATCGCGGGCGCGGAGAAAAAGGCCGGGGCCGACAAGGACAGGGCTGACGCCCAGGCGGCCAGGGAGGCGGCAATGATCGCCGCCGAGGCCGCCGCGAAAGAGATGGCGATATCAATGGCCACGAACGCAGCGGCCGCCGCAGCGGGCGCAGCGTCGGCGATTATGACCAGCCTGACAAAAAACGCCAACGTCAACGTCACGTACACAAATGCGTCCGCCACCAGCGGCCAGGTCGCCGCGCTCGTCGCGAAGGCGCTCGACAAACTATAGGGAGGGGCGGCCGCATGGCTATGGCTTTAAGGACGCTAGAATGGCACGCGGCGAACGGCGACGTGATCCGGTTCTCGGGGTCGCCGCCGTTCCTGCTCGACACATTTTACCCCGGCGTGTCGTCCGGGGCGGCCGAGGCCGTGCGCGGGATACGCATGGACGGCCAGAACACATACCACGTGTCGAAGGAGCCGCTCACCCCGTCGGCCTCCGGGTCCATACAGGCCGCCGGCGGAACATACGTGGAGAAGCAGAAAAACCTTGACGACCTGCGGCGGCGCTTGCAGGCCGCGCTGGACCCAAAGCATTTCGGAGTGCTCTTATACAACAACTTTTCCGGCTCGTTCAGGCTTCCATGCCGGCCCATCGCAGGGGCGGCGTTCGACAAACGGCTCGGCAGCGCCATAAAATTCGACGCCGAGTGGATAAGCGACGCGCCGCACTGGACCCAGGCGGCCCAGGTGAAGCTGAGCGTGGGGCTGATAAAAAAAATGTGGCGCTTCCCCTGGGCGGTCAAGCCCACGGTCTTCGGTTCGATTACCAACCGCGGGTACATCATCAACCCGACGATTATCGAGATATACCCGATAATCACATTGTCCGAAACGGAGAGCTCGAAGGTCACCGTCGGAAACGAAACGGTTGGCGCCTTGACGACGATCACGCACAGCATAGTGCGCGGCCAGAAGCTCGAGCTCGACATGTCGGTTCCGTCGGTGCACCTCATCGACGCCGACGGGTCAATTACGGACGTGATCCACTGGACGACGATCGACAGCGACTTCCCCTGGGGCATAATGCCGGGCAAAAACGAAATATATTCAGCTGTCGACGACCCGGAGCTGTCGCCGATAATAACGGTCCACTGGTACCAGCCGGAGGGTGGGATCTAATGGAAATCAGGCTTTACAAGCCGCCCGGGCACGGGGACCTCCGTTTCGTCCCGGTCGCGGTCACGAACGCAGCGCACAGGCTGACGGTGTCGGAGCGTTTTTTCGCGCCCGGGAGCTTCGAGGTTTTCATTTCGAGCGGCGCCGCTGCCGCCGACAAATTCGAGAAATACCTTTTCGCGCTCATAGACCGGTCCTTCTGGGGGGTCATCCTTTCAATCAGCAGGTCGGCCGACAGCGGCGGCGATGTGCTGGCCGCCTCCGGGCTGTGCCTGAAAGGGCTCATGTCGTCCCGTGTCACGGCCCCGCCCGGCTTCACCTACGAGCAGGTGGGGGGCGTCGCGGGGTTCGACGTGGCGGACGGTTCGACGGAAACGTGCATGAAGCACTTTGTGGCGTCGAACTTTTTTCAGGCCTCGGCGCCGACAAGGGGGATCCCGGGCCTTGAGATCGCGCCCGACAAGAACCGCGGGAAGCCCGACGACCGGTACATGACGAGGTTCGAGCCCCTTTCTGGCGTCCTGGAAGAGCTCGGGCGCGGGGCGGGCATCGGCTACTCTGTAGCGCCCGACCTTGCGGACGGGAAGCTCGTCTTCGATTGCATAGAAGGCGTCGACAGGTCGGCCGGGCAATCGGAAAACCACAGGGTAATATTCGAGATCGAACGAAAGAACGTCGCCGCGATGAGCTACCAGGACAGCGACATGAACATGCGCAACCTGTTCTACGCGTCGCTGTCAGGCTCGCAATTCGCCGACGACACGTACACGGCGACGGTGACGCGCGGCGACGGCGAGCTGCCGAATGGGATACACAGGTGGGAGCAGCACCTCGACATATCCGCGTCGCACCCAGTGCCGGGGAAGGAGCTCGACGAGCTCAGGCGCCTCGCGGCCGCGCGCGCGGAGAGCTATGCGCCAGTCAGCTCTTTCGACGCAGAAATACTGGACACTACGCTAAAGTACGGCGTGGACTACCGGCTCGGCGACATCGTGACGGTCCGGCACCGCGGATGGGGACTGGCCATGAACACGAGGCTGACGGAAATGGAGACCGTCGCGGCCGACGGCGGGGTCGCGCTCAGCGCCACGTTCGGCGACGCGCCACTGAATTTTATATCGCGCCTGAGGCGGCAGATAAAAGGGGGTTAAGGTTATCATATGAAAAGCTACTTTTTCGACGCGCACGTGACGGGGATAGGCGACGACGGCGCCCCGGTATATGACCGCGAGTACGAAGCGGCGGACCATGCGGATTTTTACAGGGGATTTTTCTCGAACGGCCTTTTTTTGGTGCCGGACAAAGACGCGGCAAAGGTCACTTCGTCGGGAGCGGGTCAGCGCTTCCTCCACGTCGCGGCCGGCCGCGCGTTCATAAGCGGCTACCAGGGGATCACGGACGGCACGGACGAGTTCGAGACCACGGCGCTCGCCGACGGCAGGTACCGCGTGGTCATACGGCTCGACAGGTCCGAGGATGTGCGCGCGTTTTCGTGCGAGCTCGTTTTCGGGTCGGCCACGCAGTACCCGGAGCTGGTGCGCGACGGGAACGTGTACGACCTCTGCCTCGCCAACGTGATAATCGCATCGGGCGCGCCGACGGTCGAGGACACGCGGCTCGACCCGGCCCTTTGCGGCGCGCTCAGCTTCGCCGACCTGCCCGCGTACTACCCGCCGGGCATCGTCCCGGAGCTGCTCTGGCTTTATACGTACTTCCCCTCCATTTTAACCACTGGCGAGATAGCGCAGGTCGAAAGCAACCCGCAATGGATGGCGACTTACGACAGCGTGGTCGCCACCCAGGCTGAGGCGGAAGCGGGCGCCCTCGCGAAAATCAGGCAATGGCCGCCGCTGAGGGTGAAGCAAGCCATAATAGCGGGGCGCAAGAAGGAGCTGATCGCGACGTTCCTGGCTTCCGGGACGTTCAATATCGCAAGTTACGGCCTTGAAATAGGCGACAAGATCGACATTTTCATGGGCGCGGGCGGCGGCTCGGGGGGGGGGGGCGGCCAGGGAA